CTTTTACACCAACTGTTTCAAATAATCTTAAAACTACTTTTGAAATTCTTTTTGTTTTACCTTGAGAAGTTCCTTCAGCAGCTCCACCTTCAATTCTCATTGTTTGCAAAACACTATCGTAAGATAAACCAACACATGCTTTAGTACATGCTCTATCCAAAGTAATTGCACCAGAGCTTACTGTTTTATTTCCATGAGCTGCACCATCTGCAAGTATTGAAACTGATTGACCTTCTAAATGAGTTAATCCAGATAATGTTGTAGTAGATCCTCCAGAGTAGGAGAGGTGACTATCTAAAAATTTAAAATCTGTAGCATCTGTTTCATCAAAATCAAAATCAGAAAAACATTCTACATATCTTTTAGTAGCACCATTAATAGTTCTTTTAACAATAACCCAAACTTCATCTTCTGTTAATGTTCCAGAAATTGAGGCAACACTTTCACAAACTGAATTACCACTTCCAAATACTCCACCGAATATATGTCTTGACCAGGCAACTACATTTTCTGCTCTTTGATAAGTTAGACAAGCTAATACTCCATCATCTCTTACACACCAAATATTACTATTAGGTTCTTGTTGATATGACATTTCAGTTATTCCAGAATTTGTAACTGTTTCATTAAGAATAGTTAAATCTGGAGCTTGATAACCATCACTATCAAAGTTGTATTGTAATTCTCTAATTTTTCTTTTTGCTTTTTGTAAAAACAATATGGCATTACCAGCTGGAATAGCATCAACATTAGCTGATCCAAAAGAACTTTGTCTTTTAATTGTAATGTTAGTTGGTGTTATGCTTGCATCTGTTCCATCTGCTGAAACTGTAAATTCACCTCCAGTTGTACCAACAACTAAAGTTCTTACAGCTTTCATAAATCTAATGGCATTAACTTGATTTGATGCAATCGTATAAACCATAGCATCATCAGCATTTGTGCCAGTAGTCATATTTTCGTAATCTCCAGCTTTAGAGAAAAATAATGTTTGTGGCTCATCTGTTGTTCCAGCAAAAACCAATCTTTGTTCAAAGAATGATACGCAAGAAGGATGACCAGTCGTATCTGAAAAAGCACCCAGGTTAAAAGCAGCAGTAGCATTTGTATTAGCAAAAGCTGTAGTAATTGTACAAACAACAACTGTCGTACTGGTCCTAGCTGTAATTTTAGCTTTACCAGAATTAAAAGATATTATTCTTCCAACATCAGTTGTTTGAAATCCAGCTCCACCATTTATTCCAGTTACCGCAGAAGCAGTTATATTTACTCCAGTTCCAGTTGCAGATTGTGCTGGTGTTAAAGTTGTCGTTGTCGTATTTGTTGCAAGATAAGGTCCATCAGTAAAACTAACTTCTGCTAATGTCCAGGATGTATGTCCAGTTCTTGATAACTTCATCACTTCATGATTTGGATGAGTTAGGTACATTACATCGGCACTTTGTGCGAACTTAATGTCAAACAATTCAGCTGTTAAATAAGGTGATGATATTTCGTAAGCAGAACCACTATCTAATATCTGTCCTTTGTCTTTAAAAAATCTAATGTAGTTATTTCCAAATTCTAAAATGTAAGTTTGAGTTGTTGAAAATTCAAAAGGTATTAATCTTGTTTTAGCAGCAGATGATTTAACTTCTGCAATAAATTGTGTTCCAACTCTTCTAGTAGCAGCTCCTTGAGGATGTATTAAAAAATTTTCTAAAGTTTTTGCACCAGAACTATATTTATCAAAATCTGTTCTGCCATCCATTTTAGGAGAAAATTCTCCAGATACAAAAGATGTTAAAGCTAATGTCGTTCTTGGCATATTTTTTTAAAAATTTCTTGTTGGCTTAATCCTTGTTCTTCTTTTTTACATTTAGAAGTAGGATCTATTTCATGTTCGTTAATTATTTCTACTAAAGCATATCTATAAACTTTAGTGTCATCTCCCCACTGAAAATGAAGAAGTGATTTTGGCTCTGAATATTTTTCTAATAATCTTGGATCAAAAGATGCTTTGGTCATTATAATCTGGCATCAGTAAATTCAGAACTTTCAACAGTACCTAATGAGTTTTCTGTTGCATCTACAAATCTTGCCTCTCTTAATCTTTCATCTGCTCTAACCATATATTTATCGGCCAGTGTTGCATTGTTTGTTATTGCGTAAGCTAAGTCAGCTGCTAATTGATGAGAAATACTTTCTTGTAAATATGTATCGTAATTATTTGGATCAGTATCTAATGCAATATAAATTAAAAAAATTGTACCTTCATCAGTTACAATATTTCTACCTTCTAATTTATAATCAATAGAAGATGCAATACTATCTGTAGTACCATTATGAACTTTTAAAACTCTTAAACAATCAGAAGGAAGAGCATAAGCATTAGAATATTCTACTACTGGTGCTGTACTGTTTTGAGCTAATTGAACTCTTTTATGTAAACAATTCCAGGCATGAGATCTAAATACTCTATTTCTTACTGGTTCATATCTTTGATTACAAAGTCTTGCGTTTTTACTATCATCAGTCAAAGCTGATATTGTTGATGCTCCCAGCAAATTTAATGCTGAGTTGCACATGTCCACTACAGATGCCATTATGTTTTTTCTCCTTTAATTTCTTTACATTCAAATTTGATTACTAATTTTTGTTTTTCTATAACTTCTCTTTCAAACTCTTCCATATTTTGAAGATTAGCAAATGTACTTTGAGCAATAGAATAACCAGCATTTACACAATCAAAATGATTGTTAAATTGATAACCAGCTACTGTACTTGATGGACATGTATTGTTTATCATGCTGCACATATATAAAACGATAATATACTTCACTTTAACATTTCCATCTTCTTCTTGCTTGTCTGATCCTTGAGTTTGGATTATTTCTAGTTTTTGCAGAAGATCTTTTCAGTTGTCCTAAAGATCTTGCACAATATGATTTTCTTCTTTTAGCAGCCTTTGATCCTTTTTTAACTTTACCAGTTACTGCTGTTTTTAATTTTGATCCTGGATTAGCTCTTCGATAAGCTTTCACTCCAGCTTTTGTCATTCCAGCACCTTTTTTAGTAGGTCTGTAATTTCTTTTATTTCTTTTGATTGCTCTTGCCATAACGATAATGCCTGGCGGAGTATTTCATCCGCCAAACAAATGGTTTTCTTAGTTCACAACGTATGAAATGTTCCAAGACATAGTTCCAGCAGTTCCACCAGCAGCAGCCATAGTAGCCGCTATGTAGTAGTATCCACCTGGATCTGTAGTGTCTCCAGCAAGTTCATACATCTTTTTACTAGCTGTATCGATGTCAGCAGCTTCAAATCTAACGTCAGCCATTGCACCAGCATCAGCTACTGCAGTTGCGAAAACGTCTTCATCTTTAACTGTTCCATCTGTAGTGTAAATTCCAACATTGAATGTGCACGATCCACCGAATGTGTCTGAACCAATAAATAAACTTGGTACAGCAGCATTTGACGGAATAGGTGCTAACATCACAATATCGTCATCATCACTATCGCCAGAAGCAAGTTCTACTGTTCCATGAGCTGTTCTTAGAACACCATGTAATTCAGCAGCACTGTTTGCAACTTGAGGAGTAGCTTCAAAATTTGCTACTAGGTCTGTATTTTTAGTTCCCATAATTATATCCTCCTATTAGGCTTCATGAGCTTGGATTGTTACAACTTTTTCTTCTTCCATTCTTGTTGCACCGATAGACTGGCAAACATAAACTTGGTGAGCATAACCTTTGTCAGATCTCTCATCAATTCTAGTCATTAAGTCTTGACCGATAGCCATCTTACAGCCATCCATTGCCCAAACTAGGCAAAGTCTTTTAGATGATGCAAGTGCAAGTCTGTTAGACACGATAAAGTTGAAGCCTAGGAATGAATTAACTTCTCCATTCGCTAAAGCTTTTACAGAGTTGAAATCACTAGAAGTAACTTCAGTTGTTCCTAACAAATCAGTAATTTGTCTTGGACCAACTGCAATGTATCTAGTAATTGAAGGATCAACAGATGCAGCATCAAGTTTTTCTTTAGCAGTTCTTAACTTTGCAATTGTTAAACCATCAGTACCACTTTCTGTTATCTTTTGAGCAGATGGTAAAGCAGTAGATGTACTACCAGTTTCACCAGTGAATGCTGTTCCAGATAACGCAGCGATGATTTCGTCATCTTGAGCTCTACCAAGTGCATAAGCAGCAGCAGTAGCATAAGATGATGTTGGATCGATTAGAGTACGAATTTTGTCTTGATTATCGATCAAGTCTGCGTACTCATAATCAACTAGACTTACTCTACGTCTTGCATGTGGTGTATCCATCTGCGGAGTGTCAGCATGTCTTGTAGTTCTTTTAACCGCAAGAGCACTGCCTACTTGGTCAAAAAATGCATTTTTGCCAGTCACAGTTTCAACATCAACAGCAGATCTCAGAAGTGAGCCTTTTTGTTGCGATAGCATTTGTACATTGTTCGAATATTGTTGTACGAATGCTGTAGTAATTTGATTAGACATATTTTCTAATCTCCTTATGTTGTTATGGTTGATTTAATCGATTTGATTATCTTCAAGAAGAAGGTCGCATCTGTAAATTTTAAGACTTCACTTTGTCTTTTTTCTTAGCGGTCTTTGCAGATTGTCGCTTAGAATTTTGTGTTACCCAGTCGAAATAAATTTCAGCTTTTGGCAGAGGATCTTTTCTTTCAAACTCTGGACCAAATTCAGTTGCTAGTCTTAAACACTCAAGCCTAACTTCTATTTCTGTTATTATTTCTCCTGGTTCAAACTTTTCATTAGCCATTGAGTAACTCTCTTAACTTCAATACTTCTTGAACTGCTTTTTGATGATTTGGATGTGTTTTATTCCAATAAGCAGATCCTTCTTGAGTAAGTTCGTTTATCTCTTTTTCAATGTCTTTAGCTGTCATATAATCTGATCCATCACCTTTAATGATTTCATCTTCAGATAATTTTTCAGCTAATTCAGAAAAAGCTTTAATGACTTTAATATTATCACCAAGTCTTGAGCCATCTTTAAGATAAGTATTTTCTAAAAAATCTGATCCTAAAGAATTAACTGCAAGCTTTTTAGCCTGGTCAAGTCTCTTATTAAACTGAGGTCCAAACTCTTTTTTAAGTTCAGTCTCTGTTGTAAGTTGAGCTTGAGCTGCAGCATCTTCTTGAGATGTGGCCATATTGGCATTCATCTCATTATAAAATTTAATTAAGCCTTCAGCTTGTTTAGGAAGTAATCCTAATTTGTGAGCTGCTTTATTAAATTCAGATACTTGTTGATTGTCCAGTTCTTGATCTTTAAGATTATATTTATAATCTTCTGGATTTTCTGGAGCACCCAATCTTTTAAATACCTCATTCCAATCCTCGTCTGTTGCATGCTTATTAGGAATAGGAATTTTATCACTCCCAACTAACTTTTGTGCATGGAGATAACTTTTTACGAAATCTTCCATATTGTTAAAATTACTTAGAGATTTTTCTTCTCTAAAATCTTCAGGAATTAAATCTTTAAAATTTGTTTCCTGGTTCTCTACAACTTCAGTTGCTGCAGTATTATTCTGAACAACTTCTGTCGATTGTTCAGATTGCTCTTGAGGAGCAGTTGTCTGATTTTCCATGTATATACCTATTGGTTATTTTGATTTAAGCATTGCTTTGATGAACAAAAGAATTGATCTTTGTCCTTCTAAGAATGCGGTCTCATGACTGTTATCTTTTGAGAAAGTAGTCGTACTCTCATGACATCTTATAGAGATGTCCTCTAAAACTTTTTTGCCTTGGTCAGATCCAAAAACTATTTTGTAATCTTCTCTAAGCTGTTTTATTTTTTTTTCTAATTCTTTATTGTGATCCATCTTGAACAACTTTTGCTAATGGTGCTGCATTCTTAGCCATTTGTGTTTCAGCCATCTGCTGCTGCATTTCCATTTGTTGAGCTTCTTGTTCTGCTCTTTGTGCTCTAATTTCTTCTACTTCAGCATCTGATTTAATTACTTTTGCTGGTAATCCTAAAATATCAATTATATTCTTTACTAACCCATTCTCATCAATGAAATCCATAACTGGCATTGTTTGAGCAAGTGATCCAAAAATTTCTAATCCTCTCATTAATGATTGAAGTTCTTGTCCTCTTTGTGCTAGTGCCATTGGAGAAACAAATTCAATTTTTAATTCTTGTTGTTGTAAAATATCTGGTGATTGTAAAAACAAACCATTTCTTAAAAGAATATTAAATACTCTAGTTATTAATGGAGATAATAATTCTGATTGTAATCTACCTAATACTGGACCAAGTATTCTCATCTTCTCTTCTTGTCTTTGAATTACTTCAGTCGCTGTCATGTTTCTATTTTCAGTTACAACTAACTGATCGATATGAAACATTTTATTAATAGCATCTCTTCTTTGATTTTCATTATTAATAGTAATTGAAGTATTGGCATTAATATTTAGCGGCTCTATACGATCTCTTGAGCCACTCCGATAATAATTGATGCTGCCTGGAGACATTCTAATAGGAGCTAACATTCCATCATCTGGAATGAGTAGAGGAGGATCAATCTGCTTTGCAGCAGCTTTCAAACTATTCTCTACCATCTTATTTAAAACTTTTACATCTGGTAACGCATTCATTCCAGGAGATCTTCCATACTGTTCAGTAGAAGCTTTTAAGTATCTTGGAATGACATAAGGATTTTCTAAAAAACCACCTAATGAAATTATATGACCACTACCATATTCAAAATAAATACTTTGAAATGGCATATTCTTTTTATCTTTTTTATTAGGATCAAAATCTATTCTTGGTCTAACAACATGAACTAAATCTATATCATCAAATGGATTTTTGTTTGCTGTGTTTTGGACTTCTCTTGATACATTTTCAAATCCAAATTTAGATATAACAGCTTGAGCTGGCATCTTAAATCTTCTGTATAATGTATCGACAAAACCTTTTTTATTTTCCTGGATATAAATTTCTTTAATATGTCTTGCAGAAAAATTTAATACATCTTCTTGATCTTCTTCAATCATTAAGCAAGAAGTTCCAAAGGCAATCAAATCATGATATGCCTCGAAAATTTCTTGTTGAAAGTTTGATTTAGAAATTACATCGTACATCCGTTGTGTAGCATCTTCTAACCATTCTTTCGCTTCATCGCTTTCGTTTAATTGAGTTTCTTTAAATCTTAATGAAAACCATCTATTGGCAGATGAAGTCAACATACCATGCAGAGATGCAGCTAAAAGTTCAAGAGCATGTACAGCCGTTGCGTCAAATATCTGTGTGTTTCGTTTATCGCCTCTTGCTCGTTCTTTTGTGATCTCTGCTTTTCTAGGTAACATCAAATCTGATACTTCTTGCCAATGGCTTTCCCAGTTTGATCTTTTTTCCATTAACCTAGATAGGTTGTCTTTGAGCTGTTTAGCCAAAGTTCTAAATTCTTGTGATTGCATTATCTTCTTCTTTTTTTAGCTTTTCTTTTAGCTTTATTCTTTTTGCTATTTGGAAAGCCAGCTTTCATATTCTTGTAAGCTTTAGCTGATA